GAGGTCGAGCGGCTGACGGCGGCGCTGGAACAGATAGCGGCGGGTCCGTACAACGGCTTCGAGCAGTGCAGAGCCATCGCCCGCAACGCCCTAGCCGGGGAGAAAGAATGACCCGCAGGCCCGCAATGCCCGTTCCTGAGGCTGTAGCAGCTGAGATGACCAGGATCGTAAGGACCGCTAGTGAACTAGCCGACCTAGCCCAACACGTAGGTGATGCCTATGCCGACCTCTACGATGCTGCCTTCCGAAAGACCAACAACGGTGACGGAACCAGCATCAACCGCCCCGGTGCCCCCCTCGGAGACCCCACTGGTGACGTAGCCACATCGGGGATGCACAAGAGGATGCGCTGGCGAGTACGCATGGCCGCATGGCCCCTCAGTAGGATCCAACCCATCCTCGAGCAGGCCAGCGACATCATTGTAGAAGCCTGGGCAGAACAAGATCCTGAGTTCCAGGAGAAGCTACGCCGGCTGAGGCAGCTTGAGAAAGAGATAGCTGGACAGACGGAGCTTGGAGAGGCAAATGGATAGGCGTATGGGGCCGTGGAACACCGAATGGTGGCGCTACGCCCTTGTTCCTGCTCATTGCCACAGGCCAAGTATTGATTGCCTACAAGCTCTGGGTGGGTTGATAGAGGCTCGCGCAATCTCCTTGACACGCCTGTTTTGACGTGTCAGAGTGGGCCGTGAGGTCCGACCGCCAGAAGAAGCGCCGGGATATCCAGCCGGTATGGGCGGGCTCGCTCCCAGGCCGTACCGAGGTCGCAATCGATGCCGGTCGCTCATTTGTGATGACCCACCATGTCGAAGATGGCCCATGGATGGTGTATGTGCTCCTGGCCGACGATGAAAGCGTCCTCTATGTCGGCCGGACCAAGAATGGTAACTATCGGATGCGACAACATGCGGCGGATAAGTCCTGGTGGGATGAAGTAGATCGGGCCGTATGGGAGCCCCAAATCTCCCGCCGCATGGCGGCCATAAGAGAGGCTGAACTAATCCAGCACCTACTCCCTCGCTACAACGTAGCCCTGAACCCGTCCGTTTAGACGGGTTGACAATCCATTTTAGGCGTGTCAAAGTAGCTGCGGGGCCGGGACGTTTTTGTCTCTAAATCTATGGCCTCGGCCCGGGGCCGTTTTGTCTCTGCGCCCCGAATCACCCCAGGAGAGCCCATGAGGAAAGCCCTTGCGGTTGCTGTGTTCATGGCCGTCGTGCTGGTGGTACTTCCGGCCAGTGCATCCTCGTTCAAGATCAACTGCGGCTACACCCGCACCCTAATGGACGACCCGATCGTCTTCCCCGGGCAGCCGGGGGCATCCCATTCCCACGACTTCTTCGGTAACCGCACGACTGACGCCTTCTCGACCTACAACAGCCTGATAGGCCAACCGACCTCCTGCGCGAGCTCGGCAGACACAGCCGCCTATTGGGCACCGACGCTGTATCTCAACGGCGTCCCGGTCCGCGCATCAGCGACGGCCTACTACTACGACAAGTTCACAAGCCTGCCCCAGCCCGTCCCCTTCCCAGCCGGCCTCGAGATGGTCGCCGGGGACGCTCACGCAACAGCCCCCCAGTCCACCAGGGTCGTCTACTTCGGGTGCGGTAGTGGTAGTGGCATCTCGGGCAAGAACTACCTCCCCGACTGCACCGGAACAACTGGCCCCGGCACACTCCAAATCCACGTGCTATTCCCTGATTGTTGGGACCAGGCCGGCCTCGAGCGCACGGATGTGGTCTATTCCAATCGAGGCGTCTGTCCTGCCGGCTATGTTCGAATGCCGCAATTGATCTTCCGTCTTCGCTACCCCATCGTGGATGCGACCTCCGGAGTGACCCTCGCATCGGGTGAGTGGTTCACGATGCACGCCGACTTCCTTAATTCCTGGAACCAGGCTGCCCTTGTGGCAAGGGTGGCTGCTCTGTGAAACGCCTGATCGTCGTAATACTCCTCATCCTTCCGGCGTGTATCCCAGCCGATGCGGCTCCCAAATGCGGCGTTCCACACAAGCCACCCTGCCCAACGACTACACCCCCACCCACTACTACACCTCCGCCATCTGGTAAGCGGATCGCCGTGATGCTGGTCAACTTCTCTGACGACATCCGCCAACCGTGGAGTACCGGGTTCATCTCTCAGCAATACAACACCGCCGAGCAGAACGTGGTGGGGTTCTATCGTGAATCCACGTGGGGGCAAGTGTCAGTGTCGGCCGATGTATTCGGATGGCTCCCGATAGCCGAAACCACCACAAGCTGCTCGCTGAATGCGATCTCATCACAGGCAGATGCAGCGGCGACAGCATCAGGGGTGAACCTCGCAACCTATACGAACCGCGCTTACATCTTCCCCTACAACGATGGTTGCCACATCGCGGGTACTGGAGAACAACCAGGAACCCGCGTGTGGATCGGGCTCACGCCGGAAGGCTGTGTGGAAGCGACGGGGGCATGTCAGAGTCGGCATCTGTTCAGCCATGAGTTCGGCCACAACTTCGGCCTAGATCACGCCAATCTTCTTCGCTGCACTGACGCGCTTGGCAACCTCGTAACACTGTCCAATACCTGCACGGTAGTTGCACGCGGCGACGGGTTCAGTGTGATGGGGTGTTGCAACAACACCTTATTCTCGAACCTCCAGCGGTTGCAGATGGGATGGATTCCACCGTCTCAGGTGGTCACGGTCACTCAGACTTCGACCCTGACCATCACGCCGGCCGATACTGCGAGTTCCCTCATCTATCGGATCCCGGATGGAACAGGGAAGTATCTCTACCTCGAGAACCGAGCTCGCGCAGCCACGCCGTACGAATTGAACTATCCGACCGGCTGGCCGAACGGGGCTTTGCTGTTTCGCCGAGCTCCTGACTTCACGACCATCGCTCCCACCGAGATCCTGATCGGCGGGCCGAACACGCCGGGTCATCCCGTGGCGCTGGCGGTTGGAGATGGATTCACGATGCCGAGCGGAACCACGATGACGAATCTGGGATTTGATGGTGTCAATAATACGGTCCTGGTCGAGGTGCCCTGATGCCATTGCTCTTGCCAAAGACCAAGGGTGTTCGCCGTGAGGCGAACTTCAGTGGTCGGCCATTGTTGACATGGGGAACCACGCTTACATCGGATGGCACAACGAATGTAGAACCTGCGACCGAGACTGAGTTATTCGCTTCTACTTCCTTCGATACCGATTGGGTCGAGATATGGTTCCATACCAACTCGGCGGCGGCGACTGACTCAGATTCATTGGTCAATATCAAGGTTGGAACTGCGGGGAATGAAATCACCATCATCCCGGATCTGCTCGCCGGATGGGTAGCGGCTCCGGGTGCTACTGCATCAGATACATTCCGACTGTACGGATTCCCGCTCTATATCCCATCAGGCACTCGCATTTCGGCTACTCACAGATCTGTGCGAATCAGTACGGGGGTTCGCTGCATGATGGCACTCTACGGCGGGGGCCGTGTGAACCATTGGACCGGGACCGCTGTGGAGGCGGTGGGTGCTGATACAGCCAATTCAAGCGGTACCTATGTGACGCCCGGGACGACATCCGAAGGAACGATCACATCAATTGGCACCACGGCACGCGAGTGGGGATTCGTCCAACCGATGATGGGTGGTAACACCGATACGACCTTGCTTGCTGGCATAGAGACGGCGGATATCTGCTCAGGGGCCAGCACGGTTATCAATGGCTTGGAGGACTTCATGTTTGAGACGAATACCGCTGAGTCCTCGATGCCCATGAGCGGTGGACGATACTGCTACATCCCAACCGGAACCACATTGCATCTACGAACACAGTTCTCCGGTGCGGCCGAGGCGAAGGCATACGTCATCTATGGAGTGTATTGATGGCGATCACTGAGGCGTTCGCGAACACGCAGACGGTGACCACCACGGAACACGACCTGCCCTCGGACACCACGACGGTCGGTGCGCAAGCGTCAGCGGGTGTGTATCAGGTCTTCCTCGACCTCAACACCCTCGCCGATGCTGACGTATTCCGGTTCAAGGCATACGAAAAGGTCGGCTCGGGCAGCACGCAGCGCGTGTTCTTCTCCCAGGACATCTCGAACGCGCAGGGCACCGAAGATAACTGGGTGAGTCCATCATTCATCCTGTTGAACGGCTGGACGTTCACTCTGACCAAGATCGCGGGTACAGACCGGGTGATCGACTGGTCGATTAGGAAGGTGGCCTGATGCCCGGTCCCGTTCTCGGCTTCTTTAGCCCGGAGCTCGAGGCGGCGCAGATTCAATCCGCTCCCGCCGTTGCAACGGCTGAGCCCGTCTGGGTGTTTGAGCCGATTCCGCTCATTCAGCCCATCCAACACAAGTCACCGATCTAGGAGACAACATGGCCCGACAGTATCTCAACGAGGGTCCATACATCGACCCGCCCGTTACTGCGCCGCTATCGGCCAATACAGCAACGACAGCGGTGGACCTGTGGTCGGGGCCGCAATACACGCCTATCTTCGCCAACGATCCGAAGGCAGGCAAGATCTACACCGTCAAGGCTGGCGGGTTCATGTCCACGGGTGCATCAGGTACCCTCACCATTTCGCCCTTCTACGGTGGTTCCGGTGGGATTGCCCTCGGCGCATCCGGCGCGCAGACCGTTGTCATCAACCTCACCAACATCCCTTGGTGGCTCGAGTTCAAGCTAATTTTCCGCACGATCGGAGCAGCTGGTGCGAACTCGGGTGTGACCTGTGCCGGCACCTTCACGGCGGCAGGCGCGGTCGGTACGGCGGGGTCGAGCATCTCTGTGGTGTTCGGCTCGACGTCTACCACGTCTACGTCCGTGGATGCCACGGTGAATAAGGACATCACGATCCAGAAGACACTCTCGGTTGCTGGCTCGTTCTCTACGAACTACGCCTATATCTCGGCCGATAACTAAGTAGAGAAGGGTAGGAAATGCCCTTCCCTCTCAACCTTCCGGGACCTGGCCCCCTACTTCCATTCCAGCGTCGTGACGAGACCGTCGTTGCTGGCGGCAATGTCACCATCAACGTCGATGTAGCTGGCAATATCACCTGGACGGGTCAAAGCGTTTCTCTGGTCACCACTATCACTCCCACAACGGGAGCGGTGACCTGGACAGGCCAGACCATTGGCCTCACTACCAAGATCGGTGTGACCGCAGGAGCGGTTACATGGACTGGTCAAACGGTCGGGTTGGTGACGACGATCACTCCGACTGCCGGGGCCGTCACATGGAACGGTCAATCGGTCGGGCTGAAGACCAGCATCGGTGTTACCGCAGGGAACGTCACCTGGCAGGGCGCTACCGATATCGTCCTGGTTGGTACTGGTGGCACGACCATCGTCGTCGATGTCCCCGGTGCTATCACCTGGACAGGTCAGGCCCTGGGGCTCAAGACAAGCCTTGGGATCACCGCAGGAGCCGTTACCTGGACGGGATCTGCTCTTGGCCTCAAGACATCGCTAGGCGTCACAGCCGGCGCAGTCACCTGGTCGGGGCAACAGGTCGGCCTAGTAACCCAGATCACCCCCACACAGGGTGCGATCCTGTGGACCGGCCAGACCGTTGGACTCAAGACCGTCATAGTGCTTGTCTCCGGTGCGATCACATGGACCGGCGCTACCGATATCGTCCTCGTCGGTTCTATCCCTCCGGCTACGCCGGTCAGGGGACCGACTCGCAAGGGCCCACTAGCCGGAGACGACAATGAATCAAGGGAACTCGCAGCGGCTATCCGAGCACTATCCCTAGTGGGACATGATGCGGATTCCGAGGAACTGGTAGGCGCTCCTCGAGCGGTCCGTATCGGTGCAGCTGAGAACTCGTTACAGGAGGTCTAGATGTCAACGTTCCAACTCTACGGCAAGTTTGCCGCCAACGTTCTCGGTGGTGAAGCCTCTGGCGACGTCGGCATGACCGACTATCTCACGAACTCGCTGCGCTTCACCTTGCACACGGCGACCTATACGCCGAACGTGGATACCGATGAAGCGTTCGCCAACGCCACGAACGAGCTCGGCACGGCCAACGGCTACACGGCTAACGGGATCGCCATCGCCGGCAAGACGGTCGTTTACACAGCCGCTGGTGGGATTACGACTTTCGACATGGATGACACCACGGTGACATGGACGGCCTCAGGTGGATCCTTGGTCTTCCAGTACGCCGTACTCCATGACGACACGGTGACGGTAGGCCCACCGATCAAACCCCTCATCGGCTATATCGACTGCGGTGCTCAGACCATCACTACGGGTAACACCTTCACGATCACCACGGGTGCATCGGGTTTGTTCACGGGCACCGTGACTGGAGCATAGTGAGCCGTACCCGCTGGCAGCGTAAGGCCCCTGACTTCTACTGGAAACAGGGTGACACAGCCCCTGCTATCGCGGAGCAACTCTTCGATGGCCTCGGTGCTCCGGTCGTACTGACTGGTGCCTCAGTGAAGTTCATGATGTGGGGCCCAGGAGACGCAGCAGTCAAGGTCAACGCTGCTGCCACGATCACCGATGCTGCTACAGGGAAGGTGAGCTACACCCCCCTCGCTGCTAACACCGATACACCAGGGGATTACCTAGTGGAATGGCAGGTCACATTCAGTGGTGGGGCAATAGAGACATTCCCTAACTCAGACTGGCAGAAGGTCAGGGTCAAGGATGACATCGCAGCCTGAGAAAAGAAAAACCCCCTTTGCCCAGTAAAACCTGCATCATCGGCGGTGAGATTTTCGAGGGCCCCGGCTCCAGATGCCGACGCCATGCTCACCAGGGTAGGTGGGCCCCCACCCTCTCAGCCTCGCAGCGTGGCTACGGAGCCGAGCACCGCCGGCTAAGGGCAGCCCTACTAGCCAAGCACCCAGTCTGTCAGTGCTCAGGCTGGTGTGGTCTACACCAAGGCCCATGCCCTAGGCCAAGCACGGTGCGGGATCACATCCTCAACAAGGCGCGAGGTGGAACAGATGACCCAGACAACGAGCAGGCGCTCTGTGCCTCGTGCCACGACATCAAGACGAGACGAGAAGCAAAACGAAAATCCTGAGGGGGGGGGAGGGGCGACCGGTTCGCCGCAGCAAGACTCAGTCCCAGCCAGCGGCGCGCGCCAGCCCGTTTTTTCCCGCATGACCCGCGAACAGGTGCTGGATCTCGTTCAGAGGGCCGCCCTGGGGGACAAATCCATCCATGTCGGGGCCTGCCGGATCCTGCTGGACGAGATGAACAAGGAGGCCGATGCTCACCCAGGACCGACCTCGCACATCGACGAACTCGCGCAACGCCGTCAAGGCGCTACTAGCTAGCTTCGAGGCCTTCTGTTCAGAGCTTAGGGTCGAGGATGGCAGCCCTTTCAAGCTCCATGACTACCAGCAGACAATCGTCTGGGACTACTTCGATGGGGTCACCGAGCTCATCATCATCATCCCGAAGAAGAACGGGAAGACCACCCTCCTAGCGGCCCTGGCCCTGTACCACCTGCTGGTCACCCCGAACGCTGAGTGCATCATGGTGGCTGCCTCGAGGGAGCAGGCAGAGATCATCCTGCGCCAGTGCCGCATGTTCATCCGCCAATCGGCTTCTCTCCAGCGGGTGATGCGGGTTCAGATGCGGTCGATCCTCTCGCAGCTGGACGAGGGGCGGATCCGGGTGCTGGCCTCAGACGAGGACACGGCAGACGGGACCATCCCAACGCTGGCTATCGTGGACGAACTCCACCGCCATAAGACCGCCGACCTCTACGGTGTGCTCCGAGACGGCCTAACACCCCGAAACGGACAGATCATCACCATCTCGACGGCCGGCGCGACGTTTGACTCCCCATTGGGGCGGATGAGGCAGAAGGCCCATGAGACACCAGGCCTCAAGCGTGAGGGCACGCACAACTACCTGCGGACCCCGACTCGAGCCTTTCATGAGTGGTGCCTGAAGCCAGAAGACAAGACCTCGGATATGGCGGTCGTGAAGACCGCAAACCCCGCTCCATGGCAGACCGAGGACGCTCTAAGGGAGCGTTTCGAGTCTGAAGAGGAAACGCCGTGGCAATTCCTCCGATTCGCCTGCGGGATCTGGACCGAGGGTGAGGAACCGTGGATCGACCCGCCGACCTGGGATGCGCTGCCTGAGGGCAGGCCTGAGCCGGGGAGCAACGTCTGGCTGGGTGTGGACATCGGAAACATCGGTGAGCCCTCCGCAGTGGTGATTGTTGGCAAGACAGACGGCTATTTCGTCGCTGAGGCACGGATTCTGATGGATCCAGACCTCGAGGCGGTTGAAGACGAGGTGCGAGCTATCCGCAAGGACTTCAAGGTGGCGTCATGCGCCTTCGATCCACGGATGTTCCCTCGCTCGGCCGAGATGCTCGAGAAGGAAGGTCTGCTCATGTTGGAGTTCCCGCAGACCGCAGAGCGTATGGGTAAGGCCTCCGCGACCCTTTGGAGGCTGATCGAGCGTCAAGAGCTCCATTATCCACACGCAGATAAGGTATTCCGCGCCCACGTCCTAGCTGGGGTGGTCAAGGAAGACCAGCGCGGATGGAGGCTCGCCAAAGACCCGCGCACCCGTCGGCCCGTCGCAGCGTTAGTCGCACTCGCTATGGGTGTGCAGACCGCTGCTGATGGTGCCGCTACGAACTTCTGGGCGCTCTGATGGGGCTGTTCCGGCGTAAGAAGGCTGATACGGCCGAGAAACGTGACTGGTTGTCCGATGGCTGGACGATTCCCCAGCGGGGCCCGTACTTCAGTACCGCAGGACCGTTCGTGGATGTCTCGAGCACGCTGGGGTTATCCACAGCCGGCGCGGCCATCAAGATGATCTCCGAGACCATCGGCATGATGCCGCTGAAGGTCTACCGGGGTGAGAAGCCCGAACAGGCCGAAGCACGGGATTCATGGCAATGGTTCCGCCTGAAAGAAGCCCCCAATGACGACCAGTCTGCCTATGACTTCTGGCAGGACGCCGCCGGCTCTATCGAGACCACCGGGAACGCCTTCATCTGGAAAGCGCTTGCCCGCCGACCCGTGCGGGATGAGGGGGATATCCAACTAATCCTCATCGACCCTTCGCAGATCTTGGTCAAGCGGGACCAGAACGGGCTGAAATATTACGAGGTGCGGCGCAGGGGACAGTCGGAGCGTGTTCCCGCATCTCAGATCCTTCATATCAGAGGCTGGACGGTCACCCCGGGTGCCGATCTCGGTGTGTCGCCCATCTCCCTCCACCGAGAGACCATTGGTGCAGCCCTGGCGGCTCGGGACTACCAGTCACGGTTCTACTCCAACGGAACGGCACTCCCAGGGTTCATCACGATCCCCGGCCCCGCCAACCAGGAAGACCTCGACCGTTTCGCGGCTGAGTGGGACCAGCGCCACGGAGGGCTGGCTAACTCTCACCGACCGGGGATGTTGGGCAACGGAGCGGGGTGGATCCCCACCGGATTGTCGATGCGAGACGCTCAATACATCGAGAGCCAGCGTTTCTCCGCCGAGGAAGTGTGTCGCATCTGTCGGCTGACCCCGGGCATGCTGGGGATCGCCCCCGGTGGTGGCGGCGGTCTTGTGGTCTCAGCAGACCAGGATTTCCAGCGGTTCCTTCAGGCCGACCTGGGCCCGCGCCTTCGGCGGATCGAGATGGCCGTGCAGCGCGACCCTGACCTCTTTCCTTCGACCAGCGACCTCTTCCCGGAGTTCCTAACTGCTGCGGTGCTGAAACCATCCATGACTACCCGCTTCGCGGCCTACAAGGACGCACGCCAGGGTGGATGGGCGACACCGAATGAGATCCGGGCCAATGAGAACCTGCCCCCGATAGAGGGTGGGGACGAACTGTTGCAAACACCGGTTGGCGGGGCACCGAACCTCGTCACGTCACAGGGAGCCACAGATGACTGATCAAGACCGCGAAATCCGCGTCCTGGGGCTCGAGGGCCTCGAGATTCGGCATTCAGGCCGTAAGGATGAGGGATTCACGCTCAGGGGTTATGCGGCCGTCTACAACCAAACCTCACACGATTTGGGCGGATTCCGCGAGCAGATCGCCCCGGGGGCCTTCGATGAAGTGCTCACAACGGATCCCGACGTGCATCTGACGTGGGACCACGACACCCGATATGTGGCCGCCAGGACGAAGAACAACACTCTTCATCTCTCATCGGACGACACCGGCCTTCTCATCGACGCCCAGGTAGGCAACTACACCTGGGCCAAAGACCTTCGCACCGCCCTCGAGCGGGGCGATATCAACCAAGGATCATTCGCATTCACGGTCGCTGAGAATGGCGACGAGTTCGCCTCGGACGACGACGGCAACATCATGCGAACGATCCGAAGCGTGGGGAACCTCTTCGACGTGACCGTCACGGCGCAGGGGGCCTATCCGCAGACAAGCCTGGCCGCAGTCCGTTCGTTGGCTGCTGCCACCGGTCGTCCGCCTGAAGAGGTGGAGGCCACGGTCGTCGCTGCTCAGGAAGCTGAGAAGGGCGACTCGGAGTCGCAAAGGGGCTCCGTAGAGGATGACGAGGA